AACCCCGCGATTCTAACGAACACGATGACGACATCGAGAGCGACAAGCACGATATGGTTGAACAGCTTCGTCGAAAGATCATGTATAAAAGGCGGTAATCCTAATGGACTTGCCTGATCTCAAGAAACTCAAAGGCATCATAGCCCTATGCCGTAAGACCGGTGTGAAGACGATCAAGATCGATAACATCGAGCTCACTCTCTCGGAAGAGGCTCCAATGTCCCAATATAAGGCATCAAAAGCCTCTAAAAACGACGTTCAGGGACGAGTTGATACCGACAGCCCAACTGAAGATGAATTGCTTTTTTGGAGTGTGGGATCAATTCCTGAAGCCAACGCTGGATTACACAAAGAGACTGAATAATGAGAGTTACGCCGTCGCCAAAACCTAGCAACTCAGTCACCATGCGCACGAAGATGCAAAAAGATGCCAGCCAGATGGCACAGTGGTGGCTTGCTAAGGACGATGCAGAGCTAGCAGAACAGCTCTTAACGACAGCAGCATTCTTAAAGGAATCGCAGAGCTTTCGTTACCGACAAGCTGCAATATACGCGCGCTTATACGGCAACATGTCTCTGTACAACTTTATCGGCTCTAACACGTCGAAGATGGACCAAAATAACGGTTTACCATCTGATAGACCAACCTTCAACTTGATCCAGTCCGCCATCGACACACTTATCTCACGCATATCGCAGAGCAGACCAGCTCCAGTATTCCTCACAGATAACGGTGACTATAAAGAACGTAACTTAGCCAAAAAGCTCAATAATTTCATTCTAGGCGAGTTCTACCAAACTAAAACATATGAGAAGGCAGCCATTATGCTGCGAGATGCCTTAGTAGAAGGCACAGGATGTCTGAAAGTCTACGAGACTGACGATCATAAGGTAGGGCTGGATCGCGTATTATTAACAGAGCTTCTAATCGATCCAAACGAAGGCATCTACGGTGAGCCAAGACAGGTCTACCAGCTCAAGTTAGTCGATAGAGCGGTACTCATGGACAAGTTCCCTAAGTATAAGCAGATCTTATTAAAAGCAGATAAAGCATATCCAGATAACTCAGCTGATTCATCCAAGACAGTCTCCGACCTAGTTATGGTCGTAGAAGGCTGGAGATTACCGTCAGGACCCGACTCAGGTGACGGAAGACATACAATTGCATGCTCAGCAGGAATCATTTTTGATGAAGAGTGGACGAAACAGAAGTTTCCTTTTATCTTCTTACACTTCTCACCGCGTCTCTTAGGTTTCTGGTCTCAAGGGCTAGCAGAACAGCTCATGGGAACTCAGATGGAGATCAATTCTCTCCTGTTTACCATCTCTAGAGCTATCAAGCTCGTAGGTGTTCCAAGAGTGTTCCAAGAGATGGGCTCTAAAGTCGTAAAAGCTCATCATAACAACGACATCGGCACAATCGTTACGTACTCAGGCACCAAACCAAGCTACGAAGTTGCACAATGCGTACCTCAAGAACTCTACGCCCAGTTACAGCGTCTAATAGACTACGGCTACCAACAATCAGGCGTATCAGCACTTCAGGCTACGAGTCAGAAGCCAGCAGGACTTAACTCAGGCGAAGCCATCAGAAGTTATGATGACATCTCTTCAGACCGTTTTGCGTCACTCTCGCGCAAGTACGATAACGTATTTATCGACTTAGCCTATGCCATCATCGATATGGCTAAGGATATCGCTGAAGAGCAAGGTGAGTACCAGACAATTTACCCAGGTAAGAATGGTACGAAGTTAATAGATCTTCCTAAGATCAAGTTACTTAAGAATCCATTCATCATCCAGTGCTTCAACATGTCTTCTCTCCCCCGCGACCCTGCAGGACGTATGCAGAAGGTTACGGAAATGATTCAGTCAGGAATGATTTCTATTAAGGAAGGGCGTAGATTACTCGATTACCCAGACTTAGAACAAATTGAGATGCTGGCAAATGCTTCAGAAGAACGCATATTCCAGATTTTAGACCAAATTGTGGAAGATGGTCAATATACTCCACCAGATCCATTTATGGATTTAGAGTTAGCCAACGAACTAGCGGTGCAATACTATAATCTATACACATCAGCTAAACTTGAAGAAGAGAAAGCAGAGATGCTTAGAACTTTCTTTCAACAAATTCAAGCACTTAAGTCTTCAGCACAGCCACCGCAAATGCCAGGACAGCCAAACATTCCGCCTCAAGCTGTACCAGAAGCTTTACCAACGTCTCCCTTAATTCCTAATGCTAACCAAGGAATGCCTACACAGTAAGACTCTAAGTTGAAGTTAAAACCGTAGTAATTATAACTACTTAACAGAAATAAACTAACTAGTAAGGAAAAATCAAATGAAGATCACCCCAGGGCGCGCTAATGCGGGCTCACCCGTTACCATGACAACGACTAATAACAGCTCTGCCAGAGATCGTGCCATTACGATGCTCGAGAATAATCTCTCCAAGCCACCTCAAGTGTCCCAACATGCTACGCAGAACTCAGCTCCAGTGCCTAACCCAAGTCAAGTATCCCCAGAAGAATTAGGTGCTGTTAGAACTCAATCTGAGCAGACTGAGATACAAGCTAACACAGATGTACAGACTTCAGATCAGACTCAAGCACCTGCAGATACAGGAGAAACTAAGAAAGCTGATCCTAAAGCCTCTGAACCGCTGTCAGCGCACTACGCTCAGCTCGCTAGAAAAGAACGAGCTATCAGAGCGAAAGCACAAGAGATTCGTGCTCGCGAAGACGCAGTCAAGGCTCAGGAAGCTGCTGCAAAGGCTAAGGAAACTTCCTTATACTCCGACGAAGCGCTTAATAGCCGCATCAAGGAACGCTTGGCTAAAGATCCAATCAAAACTTTACAAGATGCTGGATGGTCATACGAGCAGATCACTAACCTGTTCTTAAATCAACCAAATCCAGAAGAGATCGTTAGGAATCAAGCATTTGACGAGCTTCGCGCCGAGACCAGAGCAGTGAAAGCAGAGCTAGAACAACAACGTAAGCTGGCTAATGAGGCAACACAAGCCCAGTATCAGCAAGCTGTACAGCAGATCCACCGTGAGGTTAAGAACCTAGTGTCTGCAGATGATAATTTTGAAACGATCAGGGAGACGCGCTCCGAGAGAGACGTGACAGACCTGATCGAGAAGACTTTTAAAGCTGACGGCGTACTTCTCTCTGTAGAAGAAGCTGCTCAGGCCGTTGAAGACTACTTGGTAGAAGAAGGCGCGAAAATCGCACGTATCAAGAAAATTCAACAAAGGTTGAAGCCGGCAACTCCAGCTGAACCGGCTAAAGCGACAGGGCAACCACAGTCACCGGAAGCTCAGAAGCAGTCACAAAATAAAACCCTTACGAACAATATGGGCACTTCGAGAAAGTTATCCTCTAAGGAACGCGCTATACTTGCTTTTAAAGGTGAGCTTAAGAATTAATAGCTTATAAGCTGTAATAACATAAGGTTATTATAGTCTATAGACTAAACTTCCGGCGTAAGTGACAGGGTTGAGTCAAATTAATCATTCACGATAAGCCTTTTATAGAAAGAGAACCTGAACATGGCAGCAGTATTTGCTAACAGTTCAAATCAGGTAGCAGCTCTTAAAGAACTCTACACTGACGACAAAGACTACATGAGAGACCTAGTGTACAAGGAAAATCCTTTCCTTGCACTCGTCCCAAAAAATGAAAGCCCAGATGGCTTTGCTGGTAAGTATATCCCAGTTCCCCTGGAATATGGAACCCCGCAAGGTCGTTCGCACTCGTTCTCGAACGCTCAGAGTCAGCAGACGGCTACGGCCCTTGCTTCCTTCTTCGTGTACGTGATCCAAGACTATCAGTTAGTCACGATCACTAACCTGTTGATGGAGCAAACCAAGACCAATGCTGGCGCGTTCGTTGACGCTGCAAAGCTTCAGATGGACGGCGGATTCCGCAACATCACCAACAACATCGCATTCGAGTTGTTCGGAGATGGAACTGGAACACGCGGCATCTCTACCTCAGCTTCGTCACAAAACGGCGTAGTTGCTGGTGGAACTGTCCTCCCGCTCTCTAACGCGCAACAGATCGTCAACTTCGAAGTTGGCATGTTGCTCGTCGCTTCGGCTACCGCAGGCGGCGCTATCTCGGACGACACGGTGTTGATCACCTCTGTTAACCGAGCTACTGGCGTCATCAACGGTACGGCATCTGACGCATCACTCGATACCGAGTGGGCGATTGGAACTGGCGCAGCTTACTTGAGCATCGCTGGCGATCTTCCGACCGCAGGCGCTTCAGGAACGTCTTCCTACCTCGCGCTCTCAGGCTTAGCCGCATGGCTTCCTGTCAGCTCACCAGGTGGATCAGACAACTTCTGGGGTGTTAACCGTTCTATCGATCCAACTCGCTTGGCGGGTTGTCGATTTGACGCTTCTGCTTACACGATTGAAGAAGGCTTGACCAACGCGTTAGCATTCCTCAACCGCGAAGGTGGAAAGCCAGACATCGCGATCATGGACTTCGCTTCTTACGCTGCTCTCGTGAACAGCTTAGGCGCAAAGGTTCAATACGTTCAAGTTAACCACGACGAAGTCGAAGTCGCTTTCGAAGGTATCATCTTCCAAAGTGCTTACGGCAAAGTCAACGTTCTCGCTGACCGTAGCTGCCAACCGCAGACCTGCTACCTCCTCACCATGTCAACGTGGAAACTTCGCTCTTTGGGCAAAGTTCCTCACATCTTGACGTACGGGATGGAAGGCTTAGAAGGTCTTCGCGTAGGCAATGCGGATGCTTTAGAAATTCGCATCGGCTATTACGGAAATTTGATCTGCAGCGCACCAGGCTGGAATTGCGTCGTCTCTTTATCGGCATAATTTCACATAGTTAGATCATAAATCCACGCCGGCTACTATTTTTGTAGTAGCCGGCGTTTTTATTTTGACAACATAAAAAATTCACAGTTCATGATTCATGAACATTAATAAGTCTTAACACTTTCTTAAAGACTGATTAACACTACTGTAAGCATATACTTAACCTTAACAAACGTTAAGATACTCTTTTAGTTTACTTCAGCTTACAGTAGGTAGCCTATGTCAGTAATGTATAGAAACCTGATGTGTGTACTCCTAGACGATCTAGGCAGAGTACCCGTAACAGGCGACGTAACTGTCATAGGCGGCACAATCGATATAGGCAATTTTCCTGCCAACCAAGACGTAACAGTAACTTCCAGCGTACTCCCAGCTGGTGCTTCTACTTCAGCCAACCAAGTCATTGAAATTAGTCATCTATCTTCCATAGATACTAGCATTGACGTAGATCTATCTACTAGAGCGTCTGAACTTACTTTATCTGCTTTAAACGATAAGTTTAGTCCTTTAGGGCAGAATACTATGGCGAATTCTGCGCCAGTTGTCATAGCATCTGACCAAATAGTACCTACGCGTTTTGGAGATACGCCTAACTTAGACGCGTTTGGACGATTACGAGTATCTGAACCTTTTTCTATCTTCGATAGTACATTTCTATATGATACTCAGCCATTAACGTGGACAAGCTCGACTGTTGGTGCAGGAGCGGTCACATACAACGCGAACAAAGCATCGGTAGACCTTATCTTAGGAACCGCGTCTGGAGACAGCGCGATCTTTCAAACCAGACGTTATTTTAAGTATCACCCAGGCGTGAGTCAAGCACTTCTGTTTACTCACAATTTTGGAAGTTCCCAAGCAAACGTTCGTAGACGCATAGGACAGTTCGACACTGCGAACGGTGTATTTTTTGAACTAGACGGAACAACGATATACGTCGCTGTTCGAACCTCAACTAGCGGATCTCCAGTAGATACTAG